TATCTACACTTTTTTATTAAAGAAAATTAAAAAAGTTACAAAAAATAAAAGATTTTTTCAAAAATGTATTGACATGGGTAAAATGGTAAGATAAGATGTTACTAGAGAAACGGAAAAATAAACTGAAAAACGAAATGCATAAAACAGAACCCAAAATGTATAAAGGAGGTCAAGCTAATGAAGAGATATGGAAGAATCACAATAACAGAAGAAAAGAAAGAGTACATCGAAAAATATTGGGGACCGATTGAGGCTCTCGGAGATGATGATGCACAGGAAATAGCGCAGGAAGTTATAGCAGATGAAATAATCTATGCTGAGTTTGAAGATGATGAAATAATTAGATATGAATATGAGATTAATGATGAAGATTATGATGATGCTCCTTATCCTGCTTTTACAGAGGAGTATCTAAGCTACATCGGAATGAGCATGAGTGATTTTATCTAAGAAAGGAGATCTATAATGAGCAGATTTACACTTGTGGGAGTTGACGAAAACGCATTCTCTGTTATGGGATATACTCAGAGATGCCTTAAACAGGCAGGACTTGAGGACAAAATCCATGAGATGAGAATTAAGGCAATGGACGGAGATTATTCTAACTGTATCTGTGTCTGCCTTGAGTATGTGGAAATGGCAAACAAAGCTTTAGAAATGGAGGACGAAGAAGATGAGTTTTAAAGAGAAGGATATTAAAAAATGGATGGACAATCAGATTAAGGCTTATAACCTTTCAAAAGTAAACTTATATGACGAAGAGCAAGATGTGATGATAAGGAATATTGGCGTATACGATAAACGTATTCATGTATCAATAGAAGGAATGCTTGAGATCAAGATGCCTAGCATGATAGGTAAAGTCCTTGTGAAAGATAGAATTGAACAGCTTGATTATCCTTATGAGATAGAAGTTACTTATAAAGGATTTAAGTTTTTCACTCTTATGTCAGATGAAGAATATGAGGCTTATAAGCATTAAAACATTTTAAAAATCTTTCAAAAATGTATTGACATGAGTTGACTTATAAGCTACTATAGTAATAGAAACAAACGAAAAACCTCATAGCTACGCTAATCGGCTGACTAGGTAAACCCACACCGAAGAGCGGATAGAGGAACCCACTAATAGGAGGTCACGGATATGATGAATGCTTATGAGTTTACAAGAATGGATATTGATTTTCAGAGCAGGATTAAAGCTCAAGCCTATGAAGCAAAGGTATTAGAAATGACTATTAAGGCTCGTCATGACTATGATATCAGAGAAGATGAAGAGTATAAGGACGCACATGATACCTTTATAGAATTGACTATGTCCTGCACTAAGGAAGAAGCAATATGGTGGATGAAGAAATGGATGGCAGATGCCATTGCATATGGACTTCAATCACAAGAATGGGATTGGCAACATAAGTTCTTGGCTGCTCTTGATATACTTAATAGCCTTACTGAAAAGCCACAGAGATATCATACGGAAGAACAGCATGAGTGGTTGCATGAGTATGGAACAGAACTCGTAGAAGCATGGAAGGAGTTAGACGCATGAATACAGTTGATGTAAGACTTACTGATAAGCAATTAGAATTTATAAAGAACAGAGCAGGAAGAAGATCTGTTACGAATGAGCTTACAGATATGGTAATGAATATGCTTGATGGCATGATGTGGATGGAAGAGCACAAAGAGGAGATTAAGACAAATGGTAAGACTATTTCTGATTGATGTTATGAATGATAAGACAGAAGAATTAAATATTGAGCCTTATGATCTTGATAAGTTTCATGAGCTGTTAAACTGCAGATGCTTTGATATACCAAAGAGAAGAATAGGCGGAAAGTATTTCGATATTTATTGTGACGATGAAGGCTTAATTAAAGATGAACAGCCTCCGGTATCTGCATATAGTATAAGTAAACGTGAGCCTATGCTTGTCGGAAATCTGATAATTGCTAACCATGATATGGCAGGCGAAACAACCGACTTGTCAGATGAAGACATTAAGCTAATAAAGGAAAATCTAATATTTGTGACTAGTCCTGCTAAGCCTAAGGGTTATAAGCTACTAGCTTGTGAATATTAAGAAAGGAGGTAAAGCCGAATGTCATTACAGGAAGAAATGATACGTTATCGTGCCAAGGAAAGAATTTCACAGACAGAGTTAGCAAGACGTTGTGGGCTTACAGTTCAAACAATAAACTCTGTTGAGAATGGTTCACAGACACCATCTAAACTTACTGAGGCAAAAATAAAAATGATCTTGGAGGAAAAGAATAATGTTGAAAATTAAAATTGATGGAGACTTAACTAAGGTAAAGTATGAAGGTCCTGCTGAGCTTGCTATGGCTGAAATGTTTGTAGCGGTACATACTTTTTATAACAAGCTATCAGAATCAGACAAGAAAACATTTAAAGAGAGTTTTATGAGTTGTGCAGATGATATTTTCTCAGACAATGTTTTGACTGATGATGATATCAACATGGCCTGTGAGCAAGAAGATATGAAGGTTGAAAATCTCATTAACTGCCTTGATGCAATGAAGGATATTTTAAAGGAGCTTACTAGATGAATATTAGTATAAGCGGAATTAGGCTTTTTAAGGCTTGTAGAAGGGCTTACTATTTCAGATACATTGAAAACTTAGAACCAACAGTTAAATCTGATGCTCTTGAAACAGGCAGTAACTATCACGAATTGATAGAAGAATTATATCGTGATGGTGAGTTCACACAAAGCTATTCTAAAGAATGTGCCATGGCAACTGCTTATAAGAAATATATTTATCCTAAGTTCAAAGTAACTGCTGTTGAGGAGTGGAGAACACATGGAATAGGTTCTGACTTAAATCTTATAGGACGTGTTGATGGATTAGCAGAAGATAACTGCTTAGTAGAACATAAATCAACTTCTGCTGAGATTACAGAAGCCTATGAGTATGATTTGTTATGGGACGAGCAGATCTTGACCTATATGTTTCTTACAGGAACTAGAAAAGTTTGGTATACAGTTTGCAGAAAACCCACAATCAGACAGTGTAAGAATGAAACCGATGAAGAGTTCTTTAATCGTATGGTTGAGTGGTATGACACTGACACTGATAAGAAAATAAGATTGCTTGAGATTTATCGTACAGATGAAGAAGTTGAACAGTTTGGTAAAGAACTTAGAAGCATAGCAAGTCTTATGAGTGTAGTTAGCAATGGTGATGAAAGACAGTTTTATCGTAATACTTGCCATTGTAATAAATGGGGAAGAAGATGCGAGTATTCAAGCATCTGTTTAAATTATGACCCAAATCAAGAATATGTAGAGTTTGTGAAAGGAGAGAGAGATGAACCTACAAAAAATTGAGAGTATGGCTGACAAACCATATACCGCATTACTCTATTGTCCACCGGGGGTTGGTAAGTCAACTGCTATTGGATTGATAGCAGAACATAGTGAGGGTAATACTCTTGTATTGGATATTGACAGAACCATTCAGAGAACCCTTGCTAAAGGAGAAGTGGTACATGATACATCAAAATTGTTCGTAGAACAGATTGATAATATCAATACCTTTGATTCTTGGACTAATGCCCTTAAAGAGATTGCCGAAAGCGATATCCTTAAAAAGAATGATATTCGCACAGTATGTGTGGATAATATTTCAGAACTTGAAAGATGTATTCTTTCAGATCTTGGTTCCAAAGGAAAGAACAAAGGCGTCCCTGCACAAGCTGATTATCAGTACATGCAGTTTAAGCTTGTAAATAGCTTACGCTATATGAAGGCTTGGAATGTGAATATTGTATGGACTGCTTGGGAAGATGTAAGGCAGATTGTATCTCCCGATGGAACATCATACTCACAGATTATACCTAAGATGTCATTAAAGATTGTAGATAATATCTGCGGTCTGTGTGATGTAGTGGGAAAGATAATGGTTGTAAAGGATAATGACTCTGTAAGGCATGGAATACTTCTTGAAGCTCAGCAGAATATCTATGCAAAGAATCAGATTGATACTCGTAAGGGTTGCACTGTTGAAGAGTTTGTTAATTTTGGAGGGTAATTTATGGAAAAAGAATTATGCTTTAATGTTAAATTAGATAACGCGAACACAGACCTTAAAACACTTAAAAAATATAAAGACTATTGCAACCTTAATAAAATATCAAATGCAAAACTTGTGCAGATGGCATTAAATTGCTTCTTTGCTGATAGAAAAAATCAGCTTATGTCTTTAAACAAAGAAGAGTTAATCGATATTATTCAGAAAATGGAAAGCGAGGGAAAATAATTATGGATTGGAATTTTCAGAGAGAAGAGAGCAATGTAGGTGGAATTATTCCGGTAGGAGAACACAGAATCAGAATTAAGAATGTAGAGAAAAAGGTTTCATCAGCAGGAAATGATATGTTAAGTTTTCAGTTTGATGTAAGCGGATATCCGAACTATCTCTTTCATAACATTGTGTTCTTAAAGGACAGACCCGAGATCACAAACAGAAATCTTACACAGTTCTTTGATAGCTTTAAGGATATTCCTGCCGGTGATTTCACAATCGCTAATTGGGTTGGCAAGGTTGGAGCTTGCAAGGTAAAGCATGAGGAATACAATG